TGGCTCCCGGATTTCTTGTTCGACTTTCAGCGTTCTCTCTGCGAGTGGGCTATCCAGTAAGGTCGCGGAGCAATTCTCGCAGACTGCGGACTCGGAAAAACTCCGATGCAGTTGGTATGGGCAGAGAATGCCGTTCGGCAAACAAACAAGCCAGTGATGATCGCGACGCCGATTGCAGTTGGTCAGCAAACTCTGCAAGAGGCTGAGAAGTTCGGGATCACCGCCAAGCGAACCCGCGACGGCGTGATGACCGATGAGGCTTGCGTGTGGGTAACGAACTACGAACAGCTTCACAAGTATGATCCGAGTAAGTTCGCGGGCTTCGTGGGCGATGAGTCGTCTGCAATCAAAGACTTCAAGACCGAACGAAAAGCATCTGTTGTCGAGTTCACGAGAACGCTGCCGTATCGACTGCTTTGCACGGCAACAGCCGCTCCGAACGACTTCTGGGAGCTTGGCACGTCGTCCGAAGCGCTTGGATATCTCGGCTATCGCGACATGATTACGACGTTCTTCAAGCAAGTTGAAAGCGGTGGAGCGAGATGGAGTGGAATACACGGAATGAAGTACCGATTCCGTGGTCACGCCGAACAACCATTCTGGTCGTGGGTCTGTTCGTGGGCAAGGTCACTTCGCAAGCCATCGGACCTCGGATTCGATGACTCGCGATTCTCGCTCCCGCAACTTATCGAGACCGATCACGTCGTCTCCGCCGAGAAGCCGCAACTCGGTCAGTTGTTCGCGATGCCAGCCCGCGACATGCGAGAAGAGAGAGCAGAGAGACGGCACACAATCAAGGAGCGATGTGACCGAGCCGCTGAACTCGCGATGTCCACTGACGAGCCATCGGTTCTTTGGGTTGAGCTAAACGACGAAGGAAACGAACTCGAAAGCCTTCTCTCGGATTGTGTTCAAGTGACCGGGTCAATGAAGGACGAGGCCAAGGAAGAGGCTTTGGTTGCGTTCGGTCGCGGCCAGATCAAGCGGCTCATTATCAAGCCGAAGATCGGAGCGTGGGGACTCAACTGGCAGCACTGCCGAAACGTCATCGTATTCCCGTCGCACTCGTTTGAGTCGTACTACCAGCTTGTTCGTCGCTGCTATCGCTTCGGGCAAACCAAGGACGTGACCGTGCATCGCATCCTCTCGGAAGGCGAGCAGCACATTCTCGCAAACCTGAAACGCAAACAGGCCCAAGCCGAGAAGATGTTCGCGGACATCGTCGCTCACATGAAAGACAGCTTGCATCTCGTTTCAAAAGACTTTTTCCCAGAGACAGAAAGGATTCCGTCGTGGCTATCATCGACCAAGTGCTAACTGACGAGTACGTCATCTACAACGGCGACTCATGCGAAGTCCTGCCAACAATTCCGAGCGAGTCGGTCGGGCTGGCGATCTACTCCCCGCCGTTCGCGACCGTCAACGGTGGCTACCTCTACAACTATTCTTCATCGGTTCGAGACTTATCGAACGCGAGGACGTATTCGGAGTTCTTTGAGCACTACGAATTCATCGCCGAGCAAGTCGCACGGGCTCTCATGCCCGGAAGAATCTCTGCCGTGCATTGCATGGACGTCCCGAAACAGGGAGCGAATATCTGTGGGTATTCCGACTTCCCCGGCGACATCATTCGCCTACACGAGAAGCTCGGATTCGAGTACCTGCCGCGAATCTGCATTTGGAAGGAACCGCTTGCCGTCCGCAATCGAACGATGAGCAAGGCTCTCGCTCATCGTCAAATCTGCGAGGACGCAACTCTGACCAACGTGGCGGCCGCCGATTACCTGATTCCGTTTCGCAAGCGAGGCAAGAACCCGAAGCCCGTCACGCATCCAGTTGGACTTCTCGGCTACGCGGGCGAGCGAGAGATTCCCGCAGAGCTTCGCAGGCTTCGCGGCTTCAAAGGCAAGCAGACCGAGAATCGGTTCTCGCACTGGATTTGGCGGAACTACGCATCGTGCTTCTGGGACGACATCCGCATCGACCGAGTTCTCCCCTATCTGGAGAGTAAAGACGAAGGCGATGAGCGACATCAGCACCCGTTGCAACTGGATGTTATCGAGCGATGCGTTGCGATGTGGACGAACGATGGCGAGACGGTCCTCACTCCATTCATGGGGGTTGGCAGCGAGGTCTATGGTGCGGTCATTAACGGTCGCCGCGGAGTCGGCATTGAGCTGAAGCCAAGCTACTACAGGCAGGCCGTCAAGAACCTCAAGCACGCGGTCGAACTGGCCGCAAAGACAGAAGAGAGATCGCTGTTCGACGAACTTGATGAAGTCGCCGACGGCGAACCGCCTATCGCGGCCACCGGTGATACCGCCCTCGAATCGTTCACCGCCAGTAATCTCATCTCGGCTCTTGATGCTGTTGACGCAATTTAATCACCGCGACGGACCGAAACACCTTCAAGGGCATGATGCCAAATGTCAGCAACTCCGCCGCAATCGCAGCATCACTCGCCGCATCAATCGCGACTCGTCATCTCCAACGTGAAGTCTGCCGCGACAGGTCGCTGGCGGGATATCCTCCCCGCCGTCGCCGGCATCCCCGGCGAAGCTCTCACGCCAACACACAAGCCATGCCCGAAGTGTGGCGGAACGGATCGCTTTCGCGCGTTTGACGACCTCGATAAGTCTGGTGGCGTCATTTGCAACCAATGCCACAACCCCGGCGGCGGCGACGGATTCAAAACAATCCAGTGGTTCACGGGCCGCGACTTCCGCGACACCTTGCGAGCGGTCGCGGAGTATCTCGGTCCAATCGCATTCGAGCCGATCCGAGTCGCGTCCACTGCTGGCGGCAAGAGCGGCAGCGGCGGCGACAACCAAGGCCAGCCGCAGGCTCCGCTACTCGCTCACTCGGACATCGTGGCGGAGATCGCAACGCTCAAGCGAATGCCTGTCGAATCGTTCAAGGCGTTCGGAGCACACGCCGCCAAGCGTGGCAAGCTCGCGGTCGCTCGCGTGCCGATGTTTGACGAGCAGCGTGCTGAGTGCTCGCACTTCGACCTCTCGCCAGCTTCGCCGCTATTTCTCAAAGGTGTGTCCGCCAAGGGGAAGTCCGTCGGCCTGTTCATCGCGACGTGGCCGGAGCCAGCAACAGCAACCGAATCCTCGCCGTGCCTCATCACCGAGGGCGTCAAAGACGCGGCGGCGTTGCACTCACTCGGCTACACCGCCATCGGGTTGCCCGGCTCGGAACTCGCCGCAAAGTTTGCTCGCGTCTTCGCGGGCTGTCACGTCGTCATTGTGCCCGACCGCGACGTCACCGGCGAGGAAGCTGCTCGCTACTCCGCCGCTCGGCTCTCCGGGGTGGCGGCATCAATTCGCATTGCGACACTACCCGGCGAGCAGAAGCCAACGAGCGGTGACGGCGTTCGCGAGATCCTCGCGATGAAAGACGGCGAGCGGTTGCTTCGCCAAGCCATCGCCGATGCTGTGCTCTGGATTCCGGGCGAGCACCCCGAATACGACGACAACTCGATTGACCCAAACGAAGCCGCCAACGATCCGCATCGACTCGCTCGGCTTTTCATCGACCAAGCCTGCCGCACGGACGAAACCGTCTCAGAAGAAACTCACGCTCTCATCCCCGGAAAGCAAACACTCCGCTTCTGGCGAGACGAGTGGTGGAGGTGGGACGAATCATCGGCGTGCTACCTGCGACTGTCGATTACCGAAATTCGAGCGGACCTTTCCGCCGTCATCAAGCGGGAATTCGACCGCATCAACATCGAATCCATTCGAGCGTTCAACGCCGCCGATCACGACGCGAACGACAAGAAGGACAAGCCGCCGCAAGCCCTGCAAGTGACAACCGCTCTTGTCACGAACGTGCTCGCGGCCCTCGCATCACTCTGTGTCACGACGTCATCGGTCGATCAGCCGTCGTGGTTCACGTCGCCGGAGTTCGTGCCGCCGTTCTCGGCATCGCACGTTATCGCGACCCGGTCAAAGCTCATCCACCTGCCGTCCCTGATCGCCGACGAACCTTCGGCACTCGACCCGACGCCAGAATTCTTCTCATCATCGGCCGTCACCTACGAATTCGACGCCGCGGCGGAATGCCCGCACTGGTGCGAATTCCTTGAGTCTGTGTGGCCTGACGACCCCGACACGATCATCGCTCTGCAAGAGTGGTTCGGCTACTTGCTCCTGCCGGATAACTCGCGAAACAAGATGTTGCTCATCATCGGGCCGCCGCGATCCGGCAAGGGGACGATCGCCGGAATCATCAAGGCCATCGTCGGCGAGCAGAACGTGGCATCACCAACGCTCAGATCGTTCTCCGAAAACTTCGGACTCTGGCCACTGGTGGGCAAGTCCGTGGCCATCGTGCCAGACGCTCGACTCGGCGGCGTGCAAGACCCGATTTCGATCGTCGAGAAGATGCTGAGTGTCTCCGGCGGCGACGCAATGGATATTCGCCGAATGCACCTGCCGCCGCTGCTATCAGTTCGACTGCCAACGCGGTTCGTCATCTTCTCAAACGAGATGCCGAGTCTGCGGGACTCATCGGGGGCACTGGCCTCGCGGCTCGTGCTCCTGCGAATGCAACGCTCATTCTTGGGGGCCGAGGATCGCACGCTCTCGAGCCGGTTGCTCGGCGAGCTTCCGGGTATCCTAAACTGGGCAATCGAGGGCTGGGAGAGGCTGCAAACGCAAAAAGATTTCACGCAGCCGATGACCGGCGGAGACATGCTCAACGAATTTGGAGAGCTTTCGTCTCCGATCTCCAACTTCGTGGAGGAGTTTTGTGACATCGACGCGAACGCTGAATCAACGAAAGAGGAACTTTTCGCGGCGTGGAAGCGGTACTGTAAAGTCCATAACCGAGACCACGAAGGAACAGTCGAAGGCTTTTGCAAAGACCTACGAGCCTGCGTTCACTCAATTCACGACGTAAGAAGGCGAGAAAAAGAAAAAAGGTGGCGAGTTTATCGCGGAATAAAAATAAAAGAGGACATCATGCCGGAGCAGGGTCCAACGTGGTCCGGGCGAGAGTCCAACTTATTCAACTAACGCAAGTCGTTAAATAGCAACAACAGGTCCAACGTGGTCCAGGGGGTCCAGGGTGTTTCTAAATTAGAAAAAACAAATAGCAATAATGTAATTGTAAGGGATAATCACAACACGCACACATAAGTAGGTAATGCAATGTCGGGTCCACGTGGACCCCCTGGACCTACTGAACAACAAGCCACAAAAGCCGTCCGCAGGACAATCATGGCCGAAAAAATTTCTCGCTCGAAATCTTCTCCGCTAAAAAAAAAATATTTCTCGCGTGAACTGGCTCCCATCGGACTGGCAACGCGAGTTCGATCGCTGGATCGAAGAAATTTCACTCCTCCTGATTTCGCACAACCAAAAAACTTTTTCTGATTCCGAGTTCGCGATTCTCGATCCGATCCAAGACGAAGCGAAGCACGCGAAACGCGAGAACAACATGCTGGCTCACCGAGCGGCACTTCGCCGGTACGTCGAAACTGCGAGGTCATTGCTCGCCGCAAGGGCTGAAGGCCGGGACACCGCTTCGCGTGGCGGGACACCGGGGGAGCCGGCGGCGACGGAAGCCGCGAGCAACCCACTCGACCAGATTTGACTCACACATCTCCGCAAGAGATTTTTCCGAAAGGTTGATTGACATGGCGTTGAAAGTTTTGGATTCTGCCGACACGCAAGAGGAGCTTGAAAGCGATGCGACTGTGGCCACGGAAACAACGCTTAATCCAATTGCGAGTGATTTCGCCGCGAACACTCTGGCTCACAACAGCGAAAGCGACCGCGAGCCTACGACTACCGAACTGACCAGTCAGGAAACAACCGAGGCAACCGAAACCGTCGAAACCCCAGCCGATCTACCGGAGCAATCTGGGGATCGGGGGCGGGCCGAAGTGGCCGAGGATTCCGAGTCGATCACCGAGCCGAGGCTCGACCCTCTGGTGGTCGCCACACGCGATCCAGCGAGCGAGCCGATTGCGGTCGCCGCGACGCTGACGGCCGCCAACTTCGATGACGAGTTTCTGGTTGTCGCATCGCCTGCGACGGACATTGATGCGAGCACGCCGAGCAGCATCGCGAGTGCTGACTACGCGAATGATCCGCAAGCCGCCGAGACTGCTCCGCTGGATGGCGTTGCTGTTCCTGATCCGAAGATTGGAGAGATCAACAAGCTGTTGGAGTCGTGCTCGGCAACAGTCTCGAAACTCGTTGAGCATCTCAGGAAAGTCCGAGAACTCGAAACCCAAATCGCAAACTCTTGCGAATTGGAGCTTGAGCTTCGTGATCGCTTGAAGACCGTCCGCAAGAATCGAGAGGGACTTGTCGAGCGGCTCACGAAGCTGAAGGCTGGCGACAACGAGAGCGAAGTCGATGACGATGAGAATGAAGCCTACGACGACGATCGTGGTGATGATGAATCTCGCCATTCAGTGACGTCTGTTCCATGCTCGCCGCAGGCGTGGGGCAGTGATCCTGTCGAAGTTCTCGAAAAGTTTGGGCTCAAGGCCAAGAAGGTCGAAGCACTGCGAGCCGCCGCTGATGCTGGCCGGTTCAACGGCACGGTTCGCGGACTGCGAGACTGGATTGCTGGCTATGATCTCTGGCATCGCGACGTGAAGGGTTGCGGGCCAACCGGAGCCGACAAGATTGGCGACGCCTTGACGGCGTACATGAAAGCAAATCCGATCGCCGATGAGCCGATGACGAAAGAGGACGAAGCGAGGAGCGAGGCGGCGGCGATTGCGTTGGGGCACAAGAAGCCGGCGGAGCCGGTCAGCAACAGCGAGCCAGCTTATCGCGATTGCGATGGCAATGAATTGAAGCCCGGCGACACAGTCCAGTGTGTGACTTGTGCCGGAAGCGATTTCGTTGCGGGCGTCGAGTATCGCGTTGAAGACATCAAAGACAGCTGGCTGTTGATTGACGGGAATCGCTGGTGTCCGTCAAGGTTTCGTCGCGTCGAGAAGTTACCAGAGAGCGAGCCGCCGAGCACTCCACAGGAGCGGGAGCCAGAGCCGTCAAAGCCAAAGCGAACCCGCAAGCCGCGAGCGAAGAAAGAGACAGGCGAGCCAAACCCATTCAGAGAGTCGAACGCCGGGCAACTCGACCGCGTGGATGCAATCATGTCTGGCGAGCCTGACCCCGCAGGCTCAATCGCCAATACCGAGCAAGCGAAAGAAGCTGGCCGAGCCGCCGGAGCCTCAGAGCTATCGTGCTCTGCAAACCCGTTTCCGAGAGATCACGAGTTCGGAAAAGCGTGGCACGAAGGCTGGGAGGAGACCGCGAAGTGAAACATGAGAAAATTATTCGCCGCGACGACGGCAGTCGTGTGAAGATCGCAGTGGAATTGATTTGTGAATTCACGCGCGACAACCCACACTGGCGATTCCAGTGTTTTCACTGTGCTCCCGGCAAAAGAACGTGGACGACAACGGTGAACCACGACGAGTATTCGTGGAGGCGACTCGGATACGAAGAGCGGAAAGCCGAGGATCGAAGACGGTCGCTACTTCTCGCCAGCGAGGACGAAGTGGCTGAGACCATGCGAGAGTTGATTGCGAAGATCGTTCCGAGCGTTTGAGCCACACTGACGCCGTTTTTGCAGCGGCAAGGCCACAGTCTGCAAGAAAACATTGTTGTCGGCTATGGAGTGAGTGATGTACGGCTTTCAAAATCGAATCTGCCCAAAGTGCTTTGACGATCACTCTGAGGGAGTGCCGTGCACGCGGCCGTGCAACTGCATGAACCGAACGTGTGACGGATCGTTTCCGCTGATGCTGACGCACTTTCCTGACTGCGTCCACTTCGGCGAGTCGCTGTGGAAACTCTTGAACGGATTGGTCCGTGGAATTGAGGCATGGGCTGCGAACGAGGACGGCGTGCCCGATGAAGCGTGGGAGTGGTACGAGAAAGCGAAACTAGCTCTTGGCGAGCCGGTGAATCGGACTCAGGAATAGTCCTTGGAACGCTCCGCATACTTTGGCCGCCGAAGGAAAATCAACCATGCCAGTTGAGTCGCATAGCAATTTCGACGATGAATTTCTCTCGGTCGAGGCTTCGCCGCCATCGCCGCCTCGGTCGCCGCCATCGCCATCATCTCGCCGCTCCGCCAAGAAATCCAAAAAGAAGAAGCTCACTCGAAAGCGTGGCAAGTCAGGGCTTACCGAAGTCGCAGAGCAGCGACTTACCGGCCGAGCGATCCGCAACGGCTGGCTGAAAGAGCGATTCCCTGTTTCCGAGACCATCGAAGCCATCAAGAATAAACCAAAGTCGGAACTCACGGCGGCGGAGCTTGCACTCAAGACGGCTGTTGATGGCTGCGACAACAAGCGAGACCCGCGAGTCCGTCAGCGAGCCGCGAAAAACATCATCGACATGGTGAAGGTTAATCAGGTTGATGAGATCAAAGAAGTGCCGCCAACGCCGGTCGGCGTGGGGGTGAATATCAACGTGAGCGGAGCGAGTGGCGGCGGCATAAATGGCGATGGCTCGGCGTCCGCAAGCGTCGAGTCATCAGGGCCGAAGGTTGTGCTTTACTTGCCGGAGAACGGAAGGTAGCAAGCAGACCGTGACCATCGAACTCCGCCCACAACCCGGACCACAAGCCGCCGCTCACGCAAGCTCGGCGGACGTGCTTGTGTACGGCGGGGCAGCCGGCGGGGGCAAAGCGTTGGCGACTTGCACGCCGATCTTGACGACATGCGGATGGCGGTTGATGGGTGATTTGCAAGCCGGCGACTTTGTGTTTTGTCGCGACGGTAAGCCGACCGAGGTTCTCGCCGCTTACCCGGTGATGCTAAATCCAACTTGGCGGCTCACGTTCGATGACGGTTCGCAGATCGACGCCGACGAGGATCACCTCTGGCTGACATACAACGCGAAAGAGCTTGGGCAACTCACGCGACTCGACCCGGAATGGCGGGCAAAGCGAAGGGAGCGGAGACCATCTCGCTCCGCCGTTGGAAGTCGAACACGATGGAATCACACGCTGGAGCATCGGCGAGCGTTGTCGGCCGCGATCACGGCCAGAAACAAGTCAAGAGCCGTTGAGTTAGCCGAACCGCCAAGTGGTGGCATCAGGACCACGCGAGAGATCACCGACTCTATCAGAACACCAAGCGGCAGATCGAACCACGCAATTCCGGTTTGCGATGGCGTCGAGTTTGCGGATGCAGAACTTTCGATCGACCCATACGTTTTCGGGCTCTGGTTAGGTGATGGATGCAAACGAGGAGGCGCTCACTCTTGCCACGACGACGACGCCCCTGAAATCATCGGAGCGTTTATCGAACAAGGATGGGCGGCCAAGAAAGTTGGGAAATACTATTGGTCTATCGGTACTGTTTCGATCAAAGAGCGATCGAACGGCAGGAAAGGGAAAATTAACGACTGGGTCAGAGCACTCAAAGAACTTGGAGTCCAGAACAACAAGCACGTTCCGAATGCGTATTTGTTTGCGAGCCGTGAACAGCGACTCGCGTTACTCCAAGGCTTGCTCGACACAGACGGCGGAGTCGAGAATGGTCAAGCTTCATTTACAAACACAAACAAAAGCCTTGCCGATGCGGTCGCTTTTCTTGCGGTATCGCTCGGCATGAAAGCGACAACAAGAGAAGGAGTCGCCAAGCTGGACGGTCGAGTGATCGGCCCGAAGTGGGCGGTTAAGTTCACAGCGAACCAACAAGTTTTTCGGCTCAAGAGAAAGGCAGACGTTCTGAAGTTATCGACAAGACGAACGACTCGATTTCGGTATGTCGTGAACGCCGAGTATCTCGGATTGCGGCATGTTCGGTGTATCAAGGTTGCTGCCAATGACGGGCTGTTCTTGGCAGGCCCGACGCTTATCCCGACACACAACACACGCTACCTCGTCACTGAGCCTCTACGTCATGTTGACGTCTTTGGTTTCTCTGCCGTCATCTTTCGCCGCGTGCTCACGAACGCAAAGAAGGCCGGCGGGCTCTGGGACGAGATGACCGAGCTTTATCCGTTGTTCGATGCGTACCCGCGAACTCACGCAAGCGAGTGGCTATTTCCGCGTGGCAGCAAGATTCACGTCGGCTCGATTCAGTACGAGAACACAAAGCTCGAATGGCAGGGAGCACAAATCTGCTACCTCGCGTTTGACGAACTCTCGCACTTCAGCGAGTCAATGTTCTGGTACATGTTCAGTCGCAACCGGAGCAAGTGCGGAGTTCGACCCTACATTCGAGCAACAACAAATCCAGTCTCCGAAGATGACGAGCAAGCCGGATGGGTCAATCGACTCGTCTCTTGGTGGATCGACCAAGACACCGGCTATCCGATTGCCGAACGCTCTGGCGTGTTGCGATGGTTCGTCCGCAACTCCGGCGAGTTAATCTGGGCCGATACGAAGGAAGAGTTGACCGAGCGATTCCCCTGCGACTGCGGACGCAAAGAAGCCGGCGAGGACGGACACGATCCGGGCTGTCGATATCGAGTACCGAAGTCGTTCACGTTCATCGGTGCGAAGCTCAGCGACAATCCGGCGTTGATGAGGAAAGACCCGGACTACGAAGCGAACCTGCTCAACCTGCCGACGGTCGAGCAGATGCGGCTGTATGGTGGCAACTGGAAAGTGCGAGCGACGGCTGGCACGTTCTTCAAGATTGGCCAAGTGCCGATCATTGACGCCGTGCCCGCTGGTATCGTGCGTTGGTGTCGCGGCTGGGACTTGGGAGCGAGCGAAGACGGAGACCCGACGGCCGGCGTCAAGATCGGCGTTGACGCTGACGGCCGGTATGTTGTCGCAGACGTTCGACGCGGTCAGTGGCGGCCGGATGATCGAATAAAGAACATCAAGCAAGTCGCTGAGCTTGACGGGCCGCGAGTCGTGATTCGATTCCCGCAAGACCCCGGACAAGCGGCGGTCGATCAAAAATTAAATTTCTCGCGATTGCTTGCGGGGTTTAATTTTATTTTTTTGTCAGTGACGAAGGATAAGTCCACGCGAGCCGCACCGTTTGCGGCACAGGTCAATGTCGGCAACGTGAGTCTCGTGCGAGGCAAGTGGAACGCGAGTTTCTTGGCGGAGCTTGACGCCTTCACTGGCGAGAGCGGCGGACGAGACGACCAAGTGGACGCGGCGAGCGATGCGTTCAACTGGCTGGTTCGGGGAGAGAAGTCGAAAGTTGTCTGGCCGGACTCGGTGACAAGCATGATCGGAGCGATGTGATGCCTGTCTGCTGGTACTGCTACTGGGGATGGCCGAAAGCCGTAGCCGACATCTTCGATGATGCGGTGAAAAAGCTGGGCGGAGACGGATGGCCGCTCATCTTTGGGCCGTCTCGCCTCGTCTGGGGGGACGAGAACTTCGATGACAATTCGATTCAGTTGGCGATTGGTTCGTGCGACAACGCTATTGTTCGGGAGTCGCTTGAGCGACTCTTGCTGCTGAGTGAGTCCGAGCGATGTTGCGACCTCGCCGATCGGGCAATGACAGAGAGCGCCGAGTCACTACCACCGCCAGCAGGCATGGAGATGGTTTCCGGTATGTAGCAACCGCTCGACTAGGCGTTTCAGTTTGCAATCCTCTCGCTCACGTGGCTATTCTGTGACCACGCAAGAGAGGAGCCACGAAAGCCCGAACAATGGCCGACCGACAAACTCCGCAACCAAATGACCGAGTTCGCGTGAAAGACGAAGGACTCGAAGGCATCGTCATCGAAATTGGAATCGGACTTGGCGATGCGAAGGACGGGACTGAAATTATTCAGGTCAACGTCGCCGACTCCGGCAATGCTCCCGACGTCCGAAACTACTTCGCGAACGCCTGCGAGGTCATCTCGCGAGCCGCAAGCGACCGATCCTCTGGCGGCGAAGATGGCGGCACACTGAAGGCCGCGAGTGCCAGCGACACGAAGATCGTTCGCGGTGACGACGGCAAGCCAGACACCGTGGCGGCGAGTGACGCCGAGGTCTCCGATGCAACCGACGTGCTGAGCGACGAAGAACTTGAGCGACTGACGCAGCCAGAGAGCGAAGACGCCTCGGCCGAGTAGTTGTGCTCTTGCTTGCGTGCTCAGTGTGCTGTTGATGGATCAACGCCCTCTCTTCTCTGGCCACGGACGCCATGCTCATGCCGATCTTCGTACCGCTCAAGGCTATGCTCTCGAAAGCCATCGGCATGATTACCGCATCGCCGGTGTCGTCATCGTCAAGCTCAACCAGCGACAAGAACGCAACGACCGCTCGCGTTGGCGGCACTGACGTTGACGCTGCGTTAGCTTCAGCATCCGAACGCGAGAATCCCGCCAGCATCGCCGAACTTTCGACGGACATGCTGAAGGACTATCAAGTCAAAGCGACGATCGGATTGCTGGTATCCAGTATCCGCGACACGAAAGTCGTCATCTCGCTGGACGGCGACGACTCGGAACTCGCCGACGCCGTGACCAACAATCTCCGCGAGTCGTGGGAGGACTTCCTTGATAAGTGTTTCCCGTTGCTCAATCTTGAGCAGTCAATTCTCGCAATGGGACGCTCGGCATTCGAGAAGATCGTCGGCAATGACCCGACAACTCAGACCACGCGAATGAAGCTGCGATTCCTGCCGGCGACCGTAAAGGGTGTCGCGGCCACGAAGCTCCGACTTACGGAACTCGGTGCATTCGACGGCATTGATCTGGAAGTGAGCAGCAAGAAGATTCACATTCCTGCGGAGCTTTCGTTGTGGGCCGCGATCGGCGAGACGGACATTGAGCCGCATGGGAGAAGCATCTTTCTGGGAGCACCTGCGACAGTTCGCGATAAGCGAAAAGAGCTTGACGATTTACTGACCGGATACGTCAAGCGATGTGCGATCAACGGGCCAGTGATTCACGCTCCGGCAACTTCACAGGACACCAAGGGCAACGTCGTTGATATGTTTGCGGCGATTGGGGCAATGCTCAAATCGTCGTGGAAGTACGGCAACCCGGTGATCTTCTCAAATGCCAGCGACGAGCACGGCAAGTACGAGATCGACGTCACGCATTCGGCCTACGAACTCGACCCGGCTCCGGTCATCGAGATCACGAAGATGCTCGACGCTCAGCAATCTCGCTCGCTGTTCGTTCACGAGGATTTGGTTTCCGGGAATAGCGAAGTCGGCAGCTACGCGAAGCAAAAGATGATCGTCAAGATGATGCTCGCCGTCGTTGGTGGCATCGTGAAGTCGGTGATGACGAGCTTCAAGAAATACTATGCCGAGAAGGAGGTCGCGCTGAACTACTTGAGCGACCCGCCGAAGGTGAAGATGGCGGTGAGCAGCTTGAGCTATTCGCTCATCGAGACTCTTGCAGAGAGCTTTCTGACGAGCGGGACACTCTCGCCGCTGGTGGTCGTTGCGGACGTGAAGGAAGTGCTGTCGAGTGCTGGTGTGCCGATGGTCGCGGACTTCGATGAGAAGCTGGAAGCGGCGTTGGCGGGTATCGCGGAGCGGCAGGCGGCGATGGCGGAACTCGCGAAGAGCGGGGCAAATCAAGCGGGCGGCGGCGATGGCAGCGGCGACA